GGCATTAGGCCTATCCCTCCTTCGATGTTAGGTGTCTTAGATCTAACCGATGCGTAATCGGTAAGATTTTTGAATCAATTATTGAAGACCAGAACACTTCGTTCTGCAATAGAGATTAATCCGTAATTAAGTAGCTGCCGTAGAAATACGGAACTAAGCTGTTCATTCATATTTATAAAGTGTTCACCAACATCTCTGTTGATGAAATACTTTCTGATATCTGTAGATGTCAATACACCTCTAGAATACCTATAAATATGATAAAAATCTATTGATCTCTCTTCAATTTTAGCAGGATTAAGTTTAATAAACTTATTCTTACCAACTTTGATCTTGAGACCATTATATAGATTACTAATCAGCTCCATACCATTACCTTTCCAAAAGGTATTACATCGCTCTCTATATTGCAGTAGCTGGAAGAACACTACTGGAATATTATTAGAGTTATGTAAAATACCTTTTAGGGGAAGAGGACTTATTTCAACTTTCTTCTTAATTCAACGTTTTGCAAATTCATATGTATTTCTTGAAACATGTGTCTTTTGCATCGATATCTCAACGCCAAGTCTTGTCATTATTGTTACATATTTATTAGCGATTTTATCGTGATTTATCACAATATCATCACCTAGTAATATGTAATCAATAAAATCATTGTTTCCACACAAATGTGCGGCTCAATGAACAACAAGATGATGGGTTAAGGTAAAGGCAGCTCATGAGGAGTAAGCTCCCATAGGCTGCCCTACCGTGTACTTAAGAGGTTCATGTGTCTCTGATACATAGAATTCTCGATTGACCAAGATCTTTTCTCAGCAATTTGACGTATTCTCATCAAACATTTCTAGAAGTAATTTCTTCTGTAATGTTATTGGGAATCTGTCTGTTGCTGCTGAAAGATCTAGTGAATGGAACGAATTACCTCGTGGGCTTCATTTATGAAAAGGATCTTGTGTATAAGTCCTATCACATTTAAAATTTCTTAATTTATCCATAAGAATTTTGTGAATAGGCCTCAAAATGAACTGTGAATAGTAATCTAACATTGCTATCACTCTCATTTTAAGTTCAGGATCCTTAACAATTGATATTCTCCCAAGAAACTTATGTTCTAAAAATCGTGTTGATGCCATACCTAAGAATCTATAAGTATTCACAAGATGAGAACCCATTACATCCATGTAGGTTGAAATACCTAACATTTCTGTAAAAGTGGTTATCATACTTGTGTGATTCTTAGACATCTGGTACAACGCGTATGTTGCTGTCATAGTCGCCTTACCATAAGTACTACCTTTTGTACTTATGTAGTGTAAAGCTTTTGTATACAGTGGTATTTTAGACTTCAATTTGTATTTTTCAACAAACAGTCTGATGAACCAGGTAGGTATTGTATAATTCTTACCTCCGTATGCATCTGTGACAGTATCATAATTAATATTGATCTTGGCTAATTCTGCCTTATTAGGAGTTATACTTCTACTATAATTTAATAGTGTAAGTACACCTCTTATTTTGACATTATCGCCAGAATCAATTATTTCTTTTAAGAACATTAGTCTCGTTGGGAAACCGTCTCTTGTTAAACTAACACCCGCAGTGTTTGAAAGAAGTGGTTTTCCACATATATATCGAGTTATATGAAGGCGACTTACCTTTATATACTTGATCATATACTGGATACCACTCTTTTCTCTCATTGCCTGTGTGAAATAAATGAATCTCCGTGTTAAATTCGGATCAATGTTAAATAAATTTGACATTAACCCAAGAGTTAATTTAATTTTATTTGATATTGTTTTTCTTTTCATTTTGTTAGTATTATATTTATATTTTATTAATAATGGACAGTTGTACAGAATAGATATCACGCTTCCAATACCTCTTGGACCACCATACCCAATGTATAGATGATTAACAAGAAATGTTGAAAAGCGGGTGGGTCGCACCACTCCTTATAGTTCCACTTACCCGAAAGTATGTGGTAAGGAGACGATTTGGATAACAATCGAAAGATTGTTATGGACTTCAAGAGTCCCCTTCACCCAGTAAAAACCTTAC